AGATCCGGATTAAAATCTACTATTCGATACAGAAAAACAGCAAAGGCTATGGATGTTTGTGTATCTAATAGGATGTTTGCTAGATTAATGTTATCCCTCTTTAATACAGGCGCATTAATTAAGCATATTCATCCGGATCTTTTCCGTACTATAAAATCTTTATTACCTCTAGTAGCAGGTTGGTTTGACGGTGACGGTAGCAAAGACGGTAATACTTTAAAAGGAAGCACTATATCTAAGAATATTGCATCTCAAATGAGAAGTATTTTACTCGATGAAAAAATTTATTGTACAATTAATAAAGTAAAAACTCAAAATAATAGAATTGCAAGATATCCTCAGTATTGTCTACGGACTAGTGCTAGCGATGCTGATCATTTGATTCAATACAGCAATCGATTTATAGGTTCTGATTTTAAATGTGCATCTAATAATCAAGGTCGTCGTGGTTTTTGGTTTGGTAATTTTTATGCTTCGTATGTCTGTCAAATTAATGATATGCAATATGATGGTTATATTTACAATGTAACTATGGATGAAAGGGTAAAAGAAGGTAAAAATACGGGCCAAATCGATGCAATTGATTCGCATAACTCCGTGAATTCATTCGGGTTATTTACCTTCCAGAGCGCAATAATGCTAGACGTTCTCCGCAAGCAGGCCCTTAGCTCACGATCTGCCATCCTCCAAGCTTGGGACGAGAGTCTCCAAGTTGAGGGTAGCAGCTTGCTCATGGAAGTCATCAAGCACGTCAAGAACGATCCTCGTTACCTTGAGCGCCTGAAGATCCTAAGCCGAGAGAAGGCAAGCCGATTCACAATCGACAGCTTTTCTGGTGCAGACCTTTCAGACAACGTAATTGTCAAGGTGGATACTGCATCCCAGGCAATGGGCTCCCGCGAAGCAAAGCAGGCCCGAGCAATCGAAATCATGCAGTACGCACCTGGTCTCATCCAACTTCCGATCACACTGCAAGAGAAGCTTGTTGAGGATCTCGGTTGGCCAGACACGATGCAACCAAAGGGCCAGGACATCATCCGCGCAAAGAACATCCTCAGCTACATTAAGAACAACCGGTTCGACCTGGCTGTTCCATTCCCTGAGGACGATCCTTACGTCATCCACGATCTCCTTGTTGAGGAGCTTAAGGGTGATAGCTTCGTGGATCTCCCACTGGAGCAGCAGAAGAAGATCATCGAACTCATCGAAGAGTACCAGCGCGAGATCGAGCGCGTCGAGAGGGCGCAATTGAAGATGCAAGCCGAGATGGCTGCAATGCAAGCCGAGATGGCTGCCCCTCCTGAGGGTAGCTAGTAATGAGACCGTGTGTTAAATGTGGATCTATTGATCGTTACAAAAAAAGTAATGCTTGTCGTCCTTGCAATATTGTCTTGTTAGCAAAACATCGAAAAGAAAATCCAAATTACGATAAAAAATGGCGGAAAAAAAATCCAGAAGTCAAATTGTCCATTAACCGAAGATCTCGATATGGATTGACTCAAGATCAATACATTCAAATGTTTAATGATCAAAACGGTAAATGTAAAATCTGCAAAACAAAGTCTATTAGAGATGTAGATCATTGTCATAAAACAGGTAAAATTCGTGGTCTACTTTGTCAAAGATGCAATCTAATGCTTGGTTATGCTCTAGATGATCCAGAAATCTTAAGATTAGGCGCGGAATATCTTGAGGAGAAAGAATAAATGGCTCTACGAGATAAAGCACAGAAAGCAGCGGGTTCCGGTTCACTACGAGCAGCAGTCAAGAAGGCTACTGCTGGTACCGAGGCTCCATCGCTGAAACACCCTACACTTGATAGCCCTGAGTCATCCCAGCGGCAGACATATATTCCGCCTATGCCTAAAGATCGTTTCCAATTTTTGAGGGATTTTTCTATGAAACCCGGTCTCCGCAATAAAGCCAGCGGCGAAAATACTAACAGATAATTGATTTCTGTCACAGACTCCGGACACCGTCCGGAGCGTGCGAGACACGGAGTGCTAATCCGCCCCTCCGCACCGTAAGCCGTGACTAGCCATTTTGCTGAACTTACTGGACGTGGCAGTCCCAAGCATCTTCGCTGCGCTACCCTAACAGCGATGCCCTGCGTAAGTCAGCGGCGAAGGGGCGTACAAAGGAGCACTTACCGTGCATTTCGTCCCAGTAGTAGATAAAGAGCAAAAACCTCTCATGCCCACCACGGCTAATCGTGCAGCCACTTGGATAAAGTCAGGCAAGGCTACTCCCTTTTGGAAGCGGGGTATTTTCTGTGTCCGCCTCAACCAAGAGCCTTCCGCTCGCCAACGCCAGGAAATAGCCGTAGGCATCGACCCTGGTAGCAAAAAAGAGGGCTTCACCGCGAAGTCCGAAAGCCACACCTACCTCAACCTGCAAGCCGATGCCGTCACTTGGGTAAAGGCTGCGGTAGAAACTCGTAGGAATCTGCGGCGCGCCCGCCGCAATCGGAACACTCCTTGCCGCAAACCCCGTTTCAACCGCGCCAGGGGAGGACTATCTCCCAGCACCAAAGCCCGTTGGCAATGGAAACTTCGTCTCTGTAAATGGCTGTCCCAAATGTATCCTATCACGCAGTTCGTGGTGGAAGACATTTGTGCCAGAACCAAGAAAGGACAGCGACGGTGGAATGTTTCTTTCGGCCCCTTGGAAGTAGGTAAGCATTGGTTCGAGGGAGAACTCAAGAAGTTAGCGCCTGTGCTTTTGGTTCCGGGCTACGAAACTTTCGAAATGCGACGCGCAGCAGGACTCAAGAAGAGCAAGCAAAAAATGTCCGAAGTCTTTGCCGCGCACTGTGTAGATTCCTGGGTTCTCGCCAACCATTGGACAGGAGGGCACATCAAGCCGGATAGCGAACAGATGCTTCTGATAACGCCCTTGCGCTTTCACCGCCGCCAACTCCACGTTCAGAACTTCAAAGACGGTAAGAGAAAACTCTACGGTGGAACCAGAAGTCAAGGTTTCAAAAGAGGTTCCCTGGTAAAGCACCCAAAGTATGGGCTTTGCTACATCGGGGGAACCCAAAAATCCAGAGTTAGCCTGCATAGTCTTCAGGACGGCAAGAGGCTGGGCCTCAATGCCAAGCCAGAGGACATTCAGTTCCTAACTCACAACACCTGGAGGCTGCGAGCACCACTCTCGGTTTCCGTCGCAGAAGAATAGATGATTACCGATGAACAAGTTTCTCTATTAAATTATTGGCCTAAATTTGAACCGGCTATTCGTAACTGGTATAGCGAGGGAACGGCAGGACTTGGGGACATCATCAAAACACAGCAAATCGCAATCGATTCTCTTCCGGATGCGTCTCCTCCAATAAACATTGGAACGGGAGCTGATGGATCAACGCCATACACAACTATATCTGCAAACACCACTTTCACCTTGACAATCATGGTTTCCCAAGCCTTTTCAGCGGGAGCCACATTGACTATCGGATCAATTTCAGACCCTTCCCTGGTAGTCGGAATTAACGATTCAGACCTGACCATAGTAGGAAACTACGTCATTGGAGGTCAACTTTTTAATACCGACACAGAATTATTCACATATCTAAACAGTAACTTGTCGCCCACGGGCGCGATTACTATCATGAAGGCATAATGGCAGACATCAAGAACTTTGGCATCAAAGGAGTTGGAAACGACGTACAACTCGGTAAATCAAATCCGAGGGTTATCGTTACAGGCTCAGATGTAACGTTTCGAAATTCAACAGATACAGCATATGTCAATGCTTCAGGTTTAGATCCCACAACAGCCCAGCATTTTGCAACTAAAGCTTATGTAGATGCGGTAGCCACTGGCCTAGATGTAAAGGGTTCAGTTCGAGTCAAGACAACCGCTAACGTTACTTTAGCCGGTGGAGCCCCTAATACGATAGATGGCATTTCTCTTGCTACTAACGATCGCATTTTAGTTGCCAATCAGACCACAGGATCACAGAATGGCATCTATACTGTAACGACTTTAGGTACTGGAGCAAACGGCACATGGACCAGAGCTACTGATGCAGATTCAAGCACCGAGGTTACGGCTGGCATGTTTACCTTTGTTGAAGAAGGGTCTCTTGCTGCTGACTCTGGTTGGGTATTAACTACAAACAATCCAATTACTCTAGGCACTACTGCTCTGTCGTTCTCGCAGTTCTCTTCAGGTGCAGGATCACAAGATCCGTTGTATAGGCAGCAGGCTTTGACTACAACTGCATCACAGAACATTGGAACATCAGTTCCCGCCAATGCTAAAGTGCAAGGTGTTAAACTAACTGTTTCTACTCCATATAGTGCAGGAGGTACTATTGCTATTGGAGATGGCACAAACACATACATGACAACGGCGGAAAATGATGCTCAAATCGCTGGAACATACGTTGTTGAGTTGCTAACCACTACTGTAGTCGCTGCTGTGCAATTGGTTGCGACTATTGGTGGTTCACCTGCTGCTGGCGTTGCAACTGTTCATGTAGATTACGTAATCAATTAATGGAAATCAAGAATTTTGACATATCTGGAGTTAGTTCAAATCTGCAATTAGGTAAAGTAGGATTTCGTCTTAAAGTAAACGGAACCGGGATTGAAGCCAAAGACGCATCCGATTTGGAGCTGGTCAATTTAAGCATTCTTAGTCCTACTTCGGACAATCACGCCGCAACCCGAGCTTACGTTGATGCAGGAGATTCTATTGCCAAAACTTATGCTCCAGGAACCTTCACACTTGCAACCGAACAATTCGCGATATTTTCACGCCATCTAAAATTAACAACCACTCAACGTGCAGAGATTCAAGGAACATCCACACTTAGGATTACGTAATGGCCGACATACTACTTGATGAGCAAAGTACACCGGTAACCCCGCCTAGCGGATCTGGAGTAATCTATATAGATTCTACATCTAGTTCATTGCGGGTAGTTAATGATGCTGGAACTATTAGGGAACTTAGACCACCAATCTACAACTTCTCTACTGCTGCGCAAGTCCTTCCAGCAGTGGTACGAACTTACCTTATAGGGTCATCCCTTATTATTCCTGCGGAGAAGATGAAAATTGGATCATGTTTTAGATGGAAATTCAACATCACAAAAACGGCTGCGGGTACGGCAACTTCTGTCTATGATGTAGCCGTTGGTACTACGGGGACAACAGCCGACACGGCTAGATTATTATTTACAAAACCAGCAGGTACAGCCGTCGTAGATACAGGTTTGATTGATATAAATGTGATTTGTCGTGGTCCATTATCAACATCAGGTGTGTTAGCAGGGAGCTTTAGACTAAATCACAATTTATCCACAACCGGCCATGCAACTACTCCTAGCGTAGTTGTAAGTACTATATCGGCGGCTTTTGATGTTACGGTCGCAAATCTAATCGTAGGCATCTGTGCCATAACGGGTACCTCAGATGCCATCACAATTCAAATGGTCCAGGCAGAATGCTGGAACATCTAAGGAGTTAATCATGTCATCCTACATTCAAGACTGCCCGATGAGCATCAATGGCGCATCTACGGTCTCCGGTTGTCGGTCTTAATGGCTAAGGCACAAAAAGATCCTGCACGTAGTGTGCCTAGTTCACACCGCGTAAGCCCTATCCGCACCCAAACGATCAATACGCTTGGTGTGCAACGGGTAGGCTTTTGGGCCGATTGGGCACAGCGCTACAAGTCTGCCAAGGGACCAGAAGGATCGCCTGCCGGGACGTTCACCAACAAGATGCTTGATCCGGTCAAGCCTTTGCCGACTACCAAGGTAGCTTTGCACCCTGACGAGTATAAGCCTGATGCCGTGAAGCCATACAGGGCTACGCCATCTTCACAGTCAGCACAACCTCAAGGTGGTCGTGCCAACTTGCCTCAGTTCGAGAAGGAAGTAACCTGGGGTCAGCTAGTCTCGCGTACGCGCAAAACCCCATTTCTCAGCACCAGTAATGAAGACTTCCAGACGATGGAAAGGAACTTCATGGATCACGATCTGGTCTACCAGATGAACGCTGATCCGACCTTGTTCCTCAGTCAGGCACTCAAAAACTACTACCTGGACAAACAGAAGATGCAACAGAAAGCCTGGGCCAGCAATGCTACTAACTTCGAGCAGATGACCGGCATGTTCTCCGCGATGAAGAAGAAGAACTCTCGCGTAGTAGGTCGATTCATCGCTCCAACCGAGAACCAGAAGCAGGCTATAAAAGAGCAGCAGAACTATCAGAAAAGCGGTAAAGGCCCCAAGCCCATGAATGTTAAAATGGGAGGATATTACTCATCTCCTTTGTACCTATCTCCATTCGGATAAGCCTGAATAAATAGGGTAGAATAACCGTAGGATCAATAATGCCCATCAAAAAACAATCGCTAAGACGCATGATTCAAGCGTCTAACTCGGCATCCCTGGATGTTCCGGCTCCTACACTTGCGCCTGAAATGGACCTCCACGCTCCCAATCCTGCAAGGGGCAGCGTAGCTCCCATGGCTGAAACCAACATTATCAGCTACGGCGAGCCATACGCTCCCCGCACGGATGTGGATACTCAGGTCATGGGCGACGATACACCTACCAAGGTTTTCACTGAACAAGACATGGCACGAGTTGCCAAGCCGCCGCGCAAACGTCTGACAGACAAGGAAGCACGAGCCCAGGCAGAACGAATTGAGAAGTCAACTCCTATTGAGGAGCGTTCATTACGCGCCAAGGCAGAAGCAACATTCAATCCAGGCAAGACTGTAAATCAGCTAGCCATGGAAGATGCCGAGCGCATCCTAGGCCGCAAGCCGATGACGCCTCCGGTAACTGGTGCTATGGAAGGTCAGCCCGTTGCGCAGACCGTAGATCGACGTGGCTCTAATCTCGGCCGAGAAGCAGGAGAACGACGTGTAGCAGATGCAGCGCTCAAACGCGCAGTTCCACAATCGTCTTCAGAGCGATTCGCAGGTCGCATTGCGGCTGCTGACACTCAGGCAGCCTCAGCAAAGGCTGTAATCGCAACGCCAGTCGCCACAGAGGTGGGTACAGCGGCTACCGATTTTGCATCACGACTTGGTGGAGCACTAGGGCGCCGAGCGTACGGCGAAGCCGGCATGACCGTTGCGGGTGCGGCAGGCAAGGGCCTTCTAACAATGGCCAAGGGTTCTGTTCAGCCTCTCATTACAATGGGATCGAACATGGCCAAGTCGAACGCTGCAACCAAGGCAACACTAGAGGCGCTATCAACTAAGGGCATTGGAGCACGACTACTCAAGGGGGGTTGGGCACGAGGCGCAAACATTGCACGTATAGGTGCCGCAGGTATCGGTGGCGTAGCGGGAATGGGCAAGCTTGGAGCTGGCGCATTAGCCGATCTGGCAGCCCTGGAGTTCGTAGTCCGCATGGGTCAGAAGTCCACATCAGAGCGCGCAGAGGCAGTAAGTTCGTTCCGCAGCCAGCTTGCAGACTACCAGAAACAAGGCTCTAAGTACGGTTTCGACGTGACGGGTCGAGAAGGCGGCGCCGCCAAGCTTCAACTGAAGGCGCTCGTAGGCGCTGATCCAAAGATCGAAGTCAAGGACAATCCAACATTGCGAGCCCGATACGAAGCGGAGAACAAAAAGCGAATCCGAGCACTTATTCGCAGTGGCGCAGTTCATCCTGTGGCAACTTCGAGACCCGTAATAAAAGGACGAAGCGATGAATATTAAAAACAATCCTTTGTATTCTTCTTGATAAAATCAAACTAAGATAATGTCAGACTTCGTAAACGCTAGCAAGAAGCCTAATCCCAATAAGCCTACATACGTAGGTAAGCTGGCTCCATTTTCAGGGCGAGCGCGTAAGGGCTCTATGCGTGCAACTCCAGCAGCAAAAGCAATTCAACATCAGCAGTCGCTAGCTAGCAGGGCTCGACGACATTACAAGAAGAAGTAATGCCTTTAGGTAAAAATGTAAGATACAGATGGAAAACTTATCCCTCTGGTGAAAAAGTACGACTGGCATTCAAAGGAAATGCGGTCATCGAAGTCAAAAAGAAGGGCGGCGTTGCACATGACCTAAGGTCGATGGCAACTGCCCGTATGAAAGGCAAATAATATGAGTTTCGTTCCAACACGCAGTGGCTACATTAACCCAAAGGCGTCAGGGGGCACTTTACGGCAGACAGCTCAAAAGCTGAAGGTTAGTGGTGCCATCCAACCAAAACCAAAGCCTGTTTCAAAGGCTCAAAAGAATGCCAACACCTTAGGTCAGGTCATTCGAGGGGTTAATCGGGAAAGGTTGTTTGCCAAGAAGAAGGTGCTTGCCAAGAAGGCAGCCGCTAAGGACCAACCCATCATGAAACCCATGTAAGGAAGTATTATGCCCGATTCACTAATAAAGCCAGTAGGTGGCCTTTCAACTTCAGTACAAGCCCAGGTAGGTAGCGGTACTTACCAGGTAGGTGATGCTCCAATGAGCCTAAAGCAGAAGGCCAAGGAAGCACAACTCAACATGCGCACTCGCGTAAATGCCAAAGTCCCTCAGAAGATTTCAAGCTACTCACCCGGCCAGAACGTGCCAGGTAAGCCAAGCATCAAGGGTCGTACATCGTTCTCGGACGAAAGAGGCGATTGAGTTTTAATGTCCAAACGAAATCAAAAAAGGCATTGTAAATGATTGAAGAAGAAGAGACCGACAAGCAGTATACCGACACGGCAGGTCAGGCACAGGAAGTTGCGCCTGGACCACGAGGTCAGCGTATGATGCAGTTGGGTCTATTGACCAAGATGCAGAAGCGCAAGCCCAAGATGCCGAAGATTGGTATGAACGCTGAAGGTAAGGCAAACCCTGCTGATGTCGAGAATGCCAAGTTACAGTCTACCCTCGCCCAAAAAGCCATGGATCAGAAGATGGCCATTCTCCAGAAGGGACCTAGCAACCAGGCCGCTGAACGTGATCCAATGAAGACCAGCCTGTACCGACAGGCACAGATGATGAAACGCTAACCAAGAAAGGCGATAAGCGGTGCCCGATGGGCATCAAGCAACTCTCCGTACTAAAAAGCAAGCAGCGCAGCTACACTCCTCCTTCAGCCGCGCTCTCCTCGTAAGTAGTTCCCCCTACTTACGAGGATTTTTATCTTTTAAGGCGGCAGAATTCATGCAAACGTTAGTCTAAATAGGGTAAAATATTGATAACAAGAACGTTCTTCTAAGTCCTCTTTTAGAGTTTCGTATCGTTCGACGAGTAAAACTAGAAGCATTCGGTTATAACCTCCAAACCGTAAAGGGAGTCATATGGCGTCAAACATCGAAGAAATCACGGCAAAGCTGACAGATTCAGCTATGCTAAACTCAGATGAGGCAGAATCGTCAACTGTCGAAAAAGAAACAGTCGCAACTGAAGCAGCCAAGACTGAATCTGGCAAGAAGGGTACAGCCCAGGATCGCATCCAAGAGCTAGTCGCAGAACGGGAAGCGTTCAAGACCAAGCTTGTAGAGGCGGAAAACAAGCTGTCCCAAAAGGATGGTGAAATCCATAGTCTCATCGACTCCGTAAAGCAGCGCGAAGGCGCAGCCCGAGTAGTTGACAAGATCAATGCACTTCACTCTCAAGGCAAGTTCAAGGCCGAGATCGAGGCAATCGATGCCGCGATTCGAGGCGTAGATCAGGATGCATCACAGATCGCAGCAGCAGCGGAGACAACTCCAAAGGTGCCCGTATCAGGTGATCTTCTTAAGTTCCAGCAAGAGGCGGCGCGTGACCGAGAGGAAGCGCTGAACGCAATTGCGGCACAAAAGAATGAACTTCTACTCATGAAGTCGCAGCTAGTCGTTGAGAAGCTATTCGGCAATCTTCCAGACGCAGACTACAATGAACAGGATCGAAAGGTGTTGCAGAACGCCTTGGTAGATCACGTTGATTGGGAAGCAATTGAAAACGATCCGAATGCCCTAGAGGCGGAGGTCGCCAAGGGTTTCCAGAGCACCGTATCATGGTATGGTGATCCACGCGGCAAGTTGTCACAAACCAAAACACAAACAGATACAGGCGAGTCTCAGCAGACTAAGACACCTGACGTTGTGGACTATTCGAAACTAGAGCTTGGTAAGATCGTCAAGGAAACCAAGGGCAACAAGGAAATCTTTCGCCCTGCAATCTCCGACAACGAATTCCAGGCCCTTTTGGCAGATGAACTCAAGCGATCAGGGGCTAAGCGCTAAGACGATTGTAGCCTCGTAACTAGGATTCTTTTCAATGGAAACATTCGCAACATTAGGCGATATGCTCCTTCGACGCTATGTGGTTGACTTCATCGCACAGATGCAGCAACTATCTACGCCGATCTATTCGCAGCTACGTGAAGACTCACGCTTCACACCAAGCGGCGATGGTGCATACTTCGCAGTACGACTAGACGGTAACGAGGCGGGCGGCGGTTGGCGCGGCACTGACGACAACACGCTACCTTCTGCCGGCAACGAGCGCATCAAGACGCACCGCGTACGTCCTAAGAAGTACTACCACGTAGTAAGCTTCTCAGGTCTCGCAGAGAGCGTTTCGCGCCGAGGCGGTGAAGAGGCTTTCGCTTCCGCAATTACTGATGCCATCTCGGCATCAGTCAAGCGCGCAGGTGCAAACTTCGAAGTAACCTTCCTTCGCGGTGACGGTACTGGTCGTCTGACAAACGTCAGCGGCGGTCAGACGGCAACAACGGTCAACGTAGACGACGCTCGCCCATTCCGTGTGGGTCAGGTAGTTGTGTTTCTCAACAACACAACTGGCCTGAAGACCGCCGGTCCTGCAACTGTTACAGCACGTTCTGTACCAGGCGCAACGATCACTGTTTCGCAGTCGGTCACAGTCTCGGATGACGACGGCATCTACATCTCTGGCGAGCAGTCGGAAGCGGCAGCACCAGCAGAGGTAACAAGCCTCGGCCTCCCGGCCATCATCAACAACACGGGTACGATCTACAATCTAAGTCGATCAACATACCCAATTCTCCAGTCTCAGGTCATCGCTGCATCGAGCACATCGCTCGACGAATCGATGCTTAGACGACTCCGCAAGCGCCTGCTAGTGGAAACTGACACGGGTTCGATGGAAGGCTTCGTTTTCATCAGCAACTACGATCAGTTCGACCGTTACACAGAGCTTGCACTGTCGTTCCGCCGCTTCAATGACATGAAGCTGGAACTTGGCGCGGATCAGGCCATGACTACCTTCGAGGGCCGACCATGGCACATCTCGTGGGCAGCAAAGCCTGATGAGGTGTACATGCTTCGCACAAACGCAATTGTTCGCGGCGTGGTTCGCCCACTGTCGATCGATGAGCGCGTGAACATGGCATGGCAGCCTGGCATGGATTCTTTTACTGTCCTTTTAAAGTATTACGGCGAAAACGTCGCCCGGCTCGTGAACCAAACAGCGAAAATTACGGGTCTGTCAATTCCTACGTACTAACGGTCTAACTACTTGATTTTATTGAGAATTTAGGTTCTCACTGCACATCTAAGTAGTCCCGGAAAAGCCAATCTTAGCGGGTTGGCTTTTCAAATGTAAAAATAACAACCTCTAAAATAATAGGATTTATGCTCCCCACGAAGGAATGGCCCTTTAAGTTGAAATAATTGAAAAAATAGCGGATATACTATGAAAGAAAGGAGATAGTCGTGCGTGGAACCGTTTATGTCATTCAAAATCAAAAAAATAAAAAAATCTATGTCGGGCAAACCAAATCGGGTCATCCACAAGAAAGATTTAATCAACATAAACGTTTATCACGAACAGGAAAAGGGAGTATTCTTCATGCTGCAATGCGTAAATACGGTGAAGATTCCTTTTTATTAATTGAAACTATAGATACTGAGTGGAGCAATCTAAACCCTCTTGAAAAAGAAATAATTCTAAAATATAATTCAATTCAACCTAATGGGTATAATATTCTTGCTTGGGGCAGTATATCTAATTTAGATGAAGGCTGGTGGAAGGGTAAAGAACGGGCAGAATCCACTAAACAAAAAATGTCTAAAACTAAAAAAGAGCAATATGAAAATATGACTGAAGAGGACCAAGAAGCATTAAAGGAACAAGGCCGTCAGGCTTATTTAAATCTACCTGAAGAAACAAAAGAACGAATAAGAGAAGAACAATGTTCTTGGTGGTCTAATATGCCAGAAGAAGAAAAGAAAACGTTCATATCAGGTCAGGCTGCTAAACGAGTAGGCCATCTTGTATCCGAAACTACCAGGAAAAAAATATCCCTCTCTAATAAAGGCCGCATGCCATCAGAATTAGCCGTCCAACGCAGCCGAGAAACCAGGCTAGGCTCCCATCACACCGACGAAACGAAAGCCAAGATGTCTGCTGCTAAATTGGGCAAACTCAAATCAGAAGAAACTAAAGCTAATATGACGCTCGCTCAGCGTAATAAAAGGACTCCTGAACAAATTGAGCGAGTATTAAAAATCAAAGAAATGTTAACTCAAAATATGAGTCTGAATAGTATTGCCGTCATTGTTGACTGTACGGCAGAATATGTTCGAAAGGTGCGAAAAGGTCAACGCGGCAGAGGAATATAAGGTTACTCAGACGGTCTTGAAAACCGTCGCCAACCTTCACGGGTTGAGGGTCAAATCTTCCGCCTTTCGCGGGCTTAGTGCGCATCAAAGAATATTGCGTAGTAGCATAATTGGTAATGTTTCTCCCTGTTAAGGAGCATTATGTAGGTTCGAATCCTACCTGCGCAGCCAATATTGGATTTGTAGTGCCGCACACGGCAAGCTGTGAATCCTTCGTATTTGCCCCTCTAGCTCAAATGGTGGAGCAGCGCACTTGTAATGCGCGGGAGAGGGTTCGATTCCTTCGAGGGGCACCATTATATTTGCAGCTTTACTCAATAGAGAGTACTATATAGACAGGTAAACGCCCATTAGTACCGTAAACGTACAGGGATTCCAACTAAGGGATGAGCCTCGACTAGAGGACTCCTTTTTAACAAAGAGGTAATACAAATGGCACGAACAGTTCAGACTCGATTCAAGAGTGCTCTCCCAGGTTCAGGTTTTGATTCCAGCGGCTCCGCACGACAAGGAAAACGGCGCGTAGTTGGTCAGATCTCGGTCACCAGCTACACAAGCGTTGGTGAGTCTCTGACAGCAGCAGATCTTGGTCTTTCAACTATTGACTACATCGCCATCCGCCACAACGACCAGGCAGGCGGTAAGGAAGGTTCAGAAGCACGATTCGTTGAGTATAACAACTCAACATCTGACTTCTACATCGTCCAGGCAGGCAAGCCAGCAACGGCCGGTTCACACACCCTACAGTTCGAAGCTTTCGGTGATGCACTCGACGCCCCTGAGTTGACCTAAGACTCTATAAGATAAACCCCCACCTGGGAGAAACCGGACAATCAATAATCCGGTAGTACTTCAGGTGGGGATCTTTTCTATATGCGAAAATACAGAGATTTTACAGGATTCAGATTTAATCAATTAACTGTTATTGGTCTAGAAGGCAGACGTAATGGTCCTTGTAATCAAGCAAAGAAATCTATGACCTATAATGAATTTATTGGATATTTAAACAATTTAATGGCATTTAGAAAGGATCTGTAATGAGTATTTGTATTGTCACTGATTCAGAACTAGAAACCCCCTTTAACGCGGCTCATATTTGCTGGAGCAAGTTCAACTACTATGCTTCCGGAGATACAGTCAACGTGCCCGTCGGTTGCCAGAGCGCAGCAGTCTTACCCCCAACAGGTGCAACTGCTCCGACCATTTCAATTTCAGCAGGCGCAAGCGAAGACACTCTAACCCTAACGGGTGGAACTCTTGGCACAGGGCTGCTTTTAGTGTCCCGCCACGGCGGCAACCCAGCCGGCGCGCGGTGATTCATGTCAAGCAAAAGTATTTTGTAAAGGAAGAAATCAATGGATAATCCAGTCAACTCACAAGAGATCACATTCTTCAAGGGATACCACTACGTCCTATCTGCTTTCCATTACGGCGCAAGCGGAGACACCGTGAAAGTCCCACTCGGCTGCCTATCAGCAGCAGTACTTACCCAAACAGGTACAGCACCATCAGCCGTCATCACAGCAGGTTCTCTTGCCGACGGCGTTGATTCCGTTGCTCTAACAGGCGGCACAGTAAACAACAGCGGTTGCGTGATGGTATCACGACACGCTGGGAATCCGGCATCGGCCCGGTAACGAGGTAAACAATGGCATTACTTGTTCCAACACTACAACAGTTCCTTGATCTTCGAGACGGCACTACCATTGGAATTACCAAGGTGAAGCTTCTTTCAGCAAGTGATACCCTCACAGTTCCTAAGCCAGCGAACACGACAGCAAATGCTTCCGTATCTGTAGTTCGAAACGCAGGCGAGGCCGCTGTAACAGCAACACAGTCAGCACAGACTGTTACTTTAGTCGGTACAGCCGGTCAAACAATTACTGTTGTTACACTACACCAGTTCGTCAACAGTGGAGCTGAAGCCTAAAGATGGCTAAACCTCTAAACTTGACAAATTCCCGATTTGGTCGATTAGTCGCAAAACGATCAGTAGGTCAAAATAAATATGGAAGTATTTTATGGGAATGTGTTTGTGACTGTAGTGCTTTGGTAATTAAAAATACCCGAGACTTACGTTCAGGTAATACAAGATCTTGCGGATGTTTAAATGTTGAATTATCCACTCAACGTCTTAAAACAATTGCTGGGTGGAATAAGTTACCATTAAAAGAGGCTGCACGAAATACCGTTTACCGTCAGTATCAAGCTAATGCAAATTCTAGAAATATAGAATTTTCACTAACAGTTGATGAATTAGAAAAACTAACCCAACAAAACTGTCATTATTGTACTAAACAACCAAATCAAATTTGTAAAAATTATAATAACGTGGGTGATTATGTATACAATGGTATTGATCGTGTAAATAATGACATTGGGTATATCTTAAGTAATTGTGTGCCATCCTGTGGTCCCTGTAATCGGGCCAAAGATGCAATGACATATAATGAGTTTAAGTTGTGGATAAAATCAATCTATAATAATTTGATTCAGGAGATAATATGGCAACAGTAGGTTTCCAAAAGAAAGCATCCCTAGGTCCGGTACTAGTTGAAGTAGTACATCTTACATCAGTTACTAACGGTGACTCTTTCACCACAGTGATGCAACGTCCTTCATTCGTTTCAGTAAGCGAAGACGGCACGAGCGCTACCACGGTTGCTACTACGGCTTCGGTTTCAGGCCGAACTGTGACATTGGTCAATGCATCAATGAACGGTACACAGTCTGCAACTGTCCTAGTATTCGGCTTTTAAGCCTAAACTAACTCAGTTATGCGGGAGAAGAAGTATCCGTCGAACTCGGAGCGGCTTAAGGCTAACCCAGAAAAGCAAGTAAAGAGCCCTCTCCCTAAAGATCTAAGACCCAATGGTTTCATAACTCGACAGCTAACGCCAGGGATCGATCTTCCTGCTGGTTTCATTGCTGACATTAGATGTATCGATAGTAATCTGTTCTTCGTATTTCACAAGTACCGAGTTAATTACGATGATGTTGTAAATCGTTACTACGGTTCATTGGAAGATCCGAGAAATCCGATTGGTGAATTTGCTGGGAATGAGATTTGGGGCTGGGTACTGACGGATAACACCGGCAAGCCAATTCCCGAAATGCAATGGCACATCTGGAGTCTTAAAAAGGACTTCGGATATTCTCACGTCGCGAACATCGCGTCACAAAATCCTGACCACCTGAAAAGAATTGTTTACCGCCTAGGTAGGGAGAAGCGGTACAAGGAGCGCTACGGTGCACTTGAATGGAACAAGCAGATGCGTCGAGATGAAGCAGATCACCAAGCGAAACTGCAAGATCAAAAAGACCAAGAGTACTTCGATATCACCAACGAAAACAAGTGGCTTTTACGCAAAGCTCAAGAGAATATGGAACGCGGCCAAGTAGCTGCTACCAATCCGACCAAGGAAATCATCACATCATTTCCTGGTCAGACCAATCGAACCAAGATCGTTAGACCCCTTACAGACAAAGAGGGCGGGTTAGTTACTGGATCTGATTGTGACTAGTAATCATGCTATGCTCGAAGTGTAAACAGGACAAGCCAAAGACAGATTTTTATAGTAATCAGTCTAGAGTGACTGGTTTATCCCATTATTGCAAATCCTGTACTAGCGCAAGAGATAAATCTTACTACAATCGCAATAGCGTTGTCATCAAGCACAAGGAAATCGCTAGGGGAGCTGGTATCACCGTAGACCAGTATATTAATCTTAAGGCTACCTACGGAGACAGTTGCAATATCTGTGGCGTCACGACGAATGTTAATGATATAGCACTCGCATATGATCATAACCATACAACAGATAAGTTTAGAGGCTTTCCTTGCACAAACTGCAACAAGGGCATTGGTCACTTCAAAGACGATCCTGATTTACTAAGGAAAGCCATTAAATATCTTCAACGAGGGGATACATGGCAAAAAGCCTTGGCGAATTCAGAACAGCCATTAGACGTTATCTAAAAGAGGCCAACGCCGCAACATCGTATTGGGATAACGACTTTCTCGATTCTATCTTCAATGCGCAGTACCGTAAACGCAGTGCTGAACTCATCATGGCATTCGAAGGCTGGTTCGTATCAGTGGTCACCCGTGATATCACGGCAGAACAGGCCCGCTATGCTTTCCCTGATGGCATGCAGCGAGTCCAGAAAATGGAGCTTGTTCGATTAGACGGCCGTACGGTGCCAATCCTGCGCTATGAGCGCCACCGGGAATACAACCCGGCATCCAACTCCGGTTCATCGGGAGAGTCGTACTTACCATCATGGCGACTCCAAGGCAACGGCTTCGTGCTAGAGCCAGCCCCAACCGAGTCCGTTTCCAACGGCCTTCAGTTGGAGTATGCTGGTATTCCCGTGGCTATAACTACGGAGACAGATTACCTGCACCCAAGCTGGCCCGAACTCTTTGAAGAGCTTCTGATCCTAGATACCGTTGTGGCATGTTTTGATGCAGAAAGCAACCAGGAGTCAGGTCTTGTTCGTTCAATTCTGCGCCAGCGCATGGAGTGGGAGGAGCAGTTCGAGCGATTCATCGAGCAGCGTGCAATCAGTACGCAGGAAGTAGAACCGTTCATTGTTTATGAGGATAGTTAATGTTGACAGGGGACGAGAAGAAGGAACGAACGCGTCTTACACGATTCAAGTTTCGTGCTAAGAATCCCAATTACGATAAGGAATGGGCAAAGGCCAATCCTAAAAAGATTAAGGACGCACAATCGAAATGGTATAAGGCCAATCCCGAAAAGTCGCCGTGAAGAACCGAAGAAGGCATTTGAAGGCAGTGTATGGTCTGACGGAAGTTGAATTCAATCAAATAATTGTATATCAACTTGGACGGTGTGTTATTTGTCAGGACACATTTATTGGTATGCCTCATGTATATCACAATCATTCCACAGGTAGAATACGTGGCCTTCTTTGTGCGCCATGCAATAAAGGCATTGGTTTACTCAGAGATGATCCAAATCTTATGCGTAAAGCTATTTATTATCTTGAGAAAGAAAGTGTGTAATGGGTGAACGTTCTCCGTTAGCCTTTATAAATTTACTCAATTTTATAGGTTTAAATACTAAGAGCAGCAACGAAGTCAAGCAAGATCTGAGCGTCTCGGAATCGATCAACACTGATTTATTCCGAAAGTACGGAGCTGTATCGAAGTGCTTTGGTTCTTCCCGAATTCTCAATTCTGTCTATACAGAGACAGGGGTTGCAAAGAAAATTTCATGGCTAGGCTTCTGGAAGAACACCGCCCTCAATGGTCAGACTGATCGCCAGATACTAGCAGCAGCCGGCACTAAAATCCAGCGAGTCGAAACCAACGGTACGCTAACCCCTCTCACAGGCGCAGGTATGAACATCACCGAGACCTGGCTAGAGGGCCGAGTTCACCAGCTTTTTGAAGCTGGTGACCTCATGCTAATTACCAATCAGAATCCAGATCTGATCGGTGACGGCAACACTCTCATCAAGTACGATGGTCTAGAGATCACACGATGGGGTTTGCTCGGTCCGGGTAACGAATCTAATGTTACCAAGCGGATCGACACCGTAGGTGGAACTCCGCCTATCGGTCCGAACAACACATGGATTCCAACTAACGGCACTGCCGTGTCCGATCTCACCACCACACGAGACGGCCAGGCAATCTCGCTAACGAAAACTAACGCTGCCGTAACCAATGCCTACATTGAAGAGTGGATGTCAAGCCCACTGATCGGACATAATAAACACGACAGTGCCGTGCGCGTGTATGCCTTCATCCCTCTTGGCGAGCTTACAAAGCTTTCGAATGCAGACGCCATCAGCATCCAGATGACATCAGACAGTATGCTGAACGCAGGCATCACGGTCCCCAACTTCGGTTCGAACTTTTACATTTGGGACATCCCGATCGGTGAACTATTCGAAGGCTGGAACCTCCTGGAACTTGGCTTCAGTGATGATGAAACGTCCATTGCTTTCGATGAGCATCTGACCATCATTGGTTCCCCAATCATCACCCAGCTTCGTGGTATTCGCCTGGGCTTCAACTCCCGCACGGTTGCAACCCTACCCGCAGGCATCCGCTTCAGCCAACTTGAGAGCTTCACCCGAGGCAATGCTACTGTAGCAGCCGGCGCCGCAGGTGCAGTGTTCAACAGTGGCGGAACGTTCAGCTACAAAATCACGTTCATTTCAAAGCAGGGCTTCGAGAGTAACGCTGGCCCTCAGACTGCCAACATCCTGACGGTATCAGACCTGGCTTCCCTTGAATTAACAGAGATACCAGTATCGGCTGACCCTCAAGTCATCGCGCGCGGTATTTATCGCACTGTTGCAGACGGCAGCCTTTGGATCTTCGTTGATCGTATTGACGACAACGTTACAACCACATTCAGCGACACTATTTCTGACGAGGCTCTTGGTTCTCTGACTCCACCAGAAGCCGGCGACGTGTCTTCAGACAACAGCCCGCCACCCCCATTCGCGATCATTAAGTACTGGAAGCGGACAATGTTCGGTGCAGGCGATCCAAGCAATCCAAACTCATTGTTTTGGTCAAACCCTGATGACGTTGAAGGCTGGCCACAGTTGAACACAGCGGTACTAGACGGCAAGATCACTGCAATCTACGAGACCTACTCGTCTCTAATTGTAGCCACAGAGCTTGGAATCTGGCAGGTATCAGGCGACAATCCGGACTTCCGTACAGACAAAATCATCACCGGCATCGGTTGTGTAGGCAGAAGAGCGGCAGGTGAGACTCGCATTGATGGCTGGCAAACGGATCGAGACGGTGTTCGCGTCTATGATGCTAACAACCCCAACAAGATCTCGGAGCCTATTCGCGACAAATTCGATACATTCAATCACCTCTTCTTTGAGCTTACACATTCTGCTCATAGCAAGAACAACAACTGCATCGTCTTCTGCTTCACTGGGGCGACTCCATACTCCTACAACGCAGACAACTACGTCTACCAGTACCCCGTCGATGAGATCGGTCAAGGTTGGTGGTGGCAGCTATCCCTTCCAACCAGCGTGAACATCCTGGACATGGAAGAGACCGAAGACGACAACGGTGACTTCCACTTGCTATTCGGTAGTACAGATGGTATGATTTATGAACTGTTCGACAAGAATGCCAAATCCTGGGCTACAGCTACAGCCGAGGAATCGATCGTTTGCCGATTTAAGACGAAATGGTTGCGCCTAGGCCAGCTAGGTCAGAACTCTGATGGCGTGAGCGGTCGTGTATCCCCACGCCTGATCGAAGCCATCTCAGACGGCGACCCTTGCACATGGAACATCACTATGGAAACAGCCACAGGTCCGAACCAGGCAACGGCTACAGACAGCAAGACCGTGCCCGTAGTATTCGGCGATAACAATGAGAAGTT